TCATGATTCTTGGTTCTCCTGGTCAAAATCGAAGCTCGACTGCATCGGCGCGCCGGCGCGCTTCCACAGCGAGCAATGCTCGGGGCAATAGTGGACGTCGGGCGCGATCTCGTGCGCGTGCTTCGCGCACAGGTGCCGGTCGCAAGTCTTGCGCGGGCCCACCGGGTAGTCGCACTGGTAGCTGCTTGAAGATGCGCACGGCCCCGCGGCGCAGCGCGTGCGCCGGCCGCGGGTGCAGATGAAGCCGGAACCCCCGCCGGGCAGCTTGAAAGGCGTGCAGGGCATCAGATCGCCCCCAATTCGTGCATCTGCCGCAACTGCGCGGCGACGTCGGGCGGCACGTCAAAGAAGTTGAGCGCACCCTTGCAGGCAACGAACGGCAGCGGCTTTGCGTCGACCAGATGGAAGCCGAAAGCGCCGTCCATATGCCAGCGCGATGCGCGATCGACAGGGTGGACGCATTCGTCGATCGTCGCGACGCCGACGATTCCACCGCGCTGCAATTGGTCGAAGGGCGGCAGTTCGATCGTCGGACCACCGACCGACCACAACGGATCCTGTGCGGCTTCGTATTCGGCGCGCGTCATGCTCGTGGACGCGTGAATCAGCACACGCCCGCGGACCTTCGTCGGCCAGCTGCGGTTCTCGATGTCCTTCAGCATGCCTGCAGCGATCGCCGCGGCGCGACCGGAGCCCGCGAGGTCTGGGCGCAAGATCAGCCACGCCCACGGCTGACGGATGGAAAGCGCCTTCATGCTAGGATTCCTGAGGCGAGATACTGGAGCTGGATATGTCCGACCGACATCGCGAAATTGAAGCCGATCCGTATTACATCGTTATCAACGCTGACCGGGAGTATCTTGCGGGCGCTGCGGATCCGAATGGCCGCTTTTCGGCCCGAGCCGTAATTACGAGGCTGGACGGCAAGCCTGTGTACAGGAATTTTCTCCAATACCAGCTCGAAGTCGGCGCGTGGTTCGACGAGCTTCAGGATGCGCTGGGGGACGCTGAAGTGCGCGCTCGCACGGCGATCAATGATGGTTTTCCTGATCTCTGACATCACCCCATCTCCGGGAATTCGTCGTGCGTGCGGCCGTCGAGCAGGCGGCCGGCGGCTTTCTTGCCGACGCGCCAAACTGATCCGGCATCGTCTAGCAATGGATTATCGAAGTTGCAAAGTTCACCGCTGGGTATTGCGATGTCATCCGGCCAATTTGAACCCGGCGCCCACTCTCCCCATTGCTTGAACAGGAACGGGACGCAAGCCTCGGCGCACTGGTCGCGCAGCGATCGTGCCCAATCGGGATGCATCGGCCTTGCACGCGATCCGCTTTCGCCGCCGACGACTACCCAGTCGAGAGCGTGCGGAGCCTGAAAATACCGATTTTCGTCGTCTGTCGAGAGCGCACTAATCCGGCCCCGCGTAGTCGGCGTGAGCATCTCGTCGATTTCGATGCAGGTGAGATCGATCGGGCCTAGCAGCGGCTCGGCGCTAATCCAGCGGACCGCGGCCGGACATTTCAGCAACGCCGGTATGCGCTCGTCGGCACGCTTCTGATCCTCGACGCTGACCCCCAGCCAGACGTTTGGCAGCGGCCACTGGCACCACTCCATTCCCGCCCAGCCGATTTCATGCGACGCGGCGAGCATGCGGCCGTGTCGGACCGGATGCGACAAATACTCGCGCATCCGGTCGGCGCGCTTCGTCAGAACCTGATACGTGTGCTGCCGGGCGCGGGCCATCACCGCAAACACCTTGTCGATCCACTCGTCGCGCACCGACTCGTGGAACAGGTCACCATGCGCGCAAACGAAGATCATTCGCGGCTGAGTCCAGCGAAACGGCTGATCGAGCCACTGGTCGTTGAAACGAACCTCGCCCGTCCAGACCGGACCGGCCGCCGTAGGCCGCGTCAGTCCGGCGCGGCTCGGATGGTTGCGCAGGCGCGTGCCGGCGAGCTTCATCGCATAACAGTTTTTGCAGCCGGGGCTGGTGACGTCGCAGCCGGTGACGATATTCCAGGTTGCGTCAGTCCATTCGATTTTGGTGTTGTCGCTCACGTCGTCACCTCCACATGCGGCGCATACCACGCGACATCGCCGGCCACGGCGACGAGCGGCGAGCCTCCTGATGTATGCCCGAGCAGTTCGTCGACGGACGGCTCGAAGCGCGGATGCGCCTGATCCAGACCGAGGCGCTGGAAGGCGCGCGCGACGATTTGTGAGGCCTGCGCTCGCGTCATATCGACGAACACGCGTTGACCGTCGTGCGGCGTGTAGGTCGGCCGGGTCTGGTCATCGTGCCAGTCCACATGCGTGAGCGACGAGGCGCCGCAGGAAGGGCAAGGCACGACGTAGGGCGTCACGCCGTCGCGGCTGTTCCAGATGCGCTCGCGGTGGCCGCACGAGCATGCGTACCACATCAGGGCGTAGCCGTCGGCGTGAAGCCGCGACACCGCGGCGGCTGCTTGTGCCTGGCTTTTCCCCCCGCGCTGAAGCGCCTTTTTATGTATCCGATCCGCGGCGCGCCGTTCAAGCCGATTGCGCGGTATGCGGGTTTTTTTGTAGGGATGCATTTAGCTCTCTTAAAAAAGCCGGGCGCTATGTAAGCCGCCCGCAAATTTCAAAGGACGTGTGCCGGCTTTCGAGGCTTCAATGTCTCTGCGGCATACCGGCGCGCCGCGGGGATCAGTTGAAATGTTTCGCGTGCAACTCGTCGAGCCGGTCGACCTGCTTGTCGCTCAGACTCGTGACACGGCCGGCGCTTCGGATCTCGTCGAGCTGGCGCACGAATCCCTGCTCCCATTCGGTCAGGTCGTTCGTGCCCAGCAGGCCGGCCAGCCGCTGAATCATTTCGGTGGTGGAGAGGTGGCGCACGTCAGGCTCCGAGCAGAATTTCGCGGCGGTCCTGATAGGCCTGATCGAGCTTGATGCGCTCCGTTTCCGGATAGGCGCGCGCTTCGTCGGCCAGGACGGCCAGCACCTCGACGTCATTGCACTGCTGAATGCGAGACAGCATGGTCTCGTACGGTGCGAGCGGCGGTGCGCCGTTGTCCTGCTGCTGGGCCTGATCTGCCTGCGCGGCCGTCTCGCGTTGGCCCCGTTCCTTTTCCGTGCGTACCTTTTCCTGATACGCGGTCCGCACGCGCTCGCGGTCGACGTCATTCGTGATTTCATCGATCCGGGCGATAGCGACTTTCAGTTCGTGGCCGGTGGTCGCGTTCTCGATCGCACGGATCATGGCATCGGCGTTTGGAGTGTCGGCCGCGGTAGCGCCCGTGCGCTTGCTCGCCATGCGCGAGCGCAACGAGTCGGTCTTGCTGGGGGCTTGCGTGGTTGCGGCGGCGCGAACCTCGTCGGCACGGCCCATGTCGATCGTCTCGGGCCGTTCGGCGCTGAGTTCGTCGGGCGTATAGACGCCAAGCAGGACGTCAGGCGTGAAGCGCCGCGCCCACTTCCGGATTGCGAGATAGCAGATTTGCTGCTGCGGATCGGTCGCCCATTGCGTCGAGAAACGCGGATAGGCTTGCGACATCATCACGGTCACTTCGCGCGGTTCGGACTCGCCGCGCAGCGTCGCGCGCACGATTACGCCGAGCCCTTGCTCGTCGCCCTTCGTGTACGTCGCGACGTAGTACTTGCCGCCCTTGTCCGACTTGCGCTCCTCAACTTTCCCGAGAACCTTGTTCCAGTCGCCCAGGAACTGATAATCGGGGCGCCCCGTGATTGGCGCGAGGTTCGAGACAACGGCATTCACGAGCTGCGCCTCGTAGCCGAGCTGGCCACCTTGGCTGATGTGCGTTTTCTGCGCAACCGCGAAGGGATTCATGCGCCACTGAAACGCCTGCATTGCAACGGCGAAGCAGTCGGCCTTGTTGCCGCGCAGATGGACCGGGATCGCGACTTTGCCGCCGGCCATCGTTTCGGCGATGGTGTTGATCGCCTGAATCGTGGCGACGTCGAGCACCATGTCGAGCGAGTTGCCGCTGGTCTGTGACGGCGCGAGCGGCCCGCGCTCGGCGCCGAGCGGCATGACGTTGCTGTTCATACTGCCTCCGTGGCTTCGTTGGATTCTTTTGCGGCCTTGGGCTTCGTATAGCCGAGCTTGATGTAGGAACTGGCCTCAACTGTGAATTCCTTCTTCTTGACCAGCTTGCGGGTGTACTTTCCGCCGTCGGGCAGCGTGCCGGCCGCGGCATTGCCGAGCGCTTCGAGGATGTGGTTCTTCGCGCCGTCGCTAATGGCCTCGTATCGTTTGATGTGTTCGTCGGCGTCGAGCTTGACGGCGTGCCACCACGCAATAGAAGGCGGCAGCGCAATCTCGTCTCCGTCCGTTTCGGGATGCATGCGCTTGAGCATCGCCTCCGCCGTGGCGTGCTCGTAGTCGAGCGACGGCGCCTCGTCGCGCTCGACGTGCTGCCAGAACGCGTGCTCCTGCTCGATCAGCATTTCCTCGGTTTCAGCGTCGCGCTCGATGATGTAGGTCCGCAGACTGTTGCCGCCCACGCACGCGGCCAGATGCCACTCGGGATAGTCGAGGACAACCATGTAGTGATGGCACTGCAGCAAATATTCGTCGGGCACCTGATCGGTACCGGGCTCGCCCCACTCGCCAAAGCGGAACGCCATGCCATCGACGTTCTTGCATTCGAGTCCGCGGCGCGCGCCGACGACGACTCGGTCCACGTTCGCACGCATGAACGGGTATTTCGGGTGGGCGATGATGGAATTCCGACGCTGAACTTTCACGTCGTTGCGTCGGGCGTACTCCCGCGCAATGATTTCTTCCATCAGATTGCCGAAACGGATGCGCTCGACGTCGTCGAGGTTTTCCGGCTCAAGGCGGCCAGTCTTTTCCGCCCACAGCTGAAAGGCGGTCTTGTAGCGGCTCAGGCCGAGCGCGGCGGCGACATCCGATCCTCCGATACCAGCTTGTCGATCGGCGAGCCATTGTTCTCGAGCATTCATGCGGTGGTTCCTCTCAGTGCGGCCGGAGCCGCTTCAGTGTTGAGAAAAACGAGGGCGACGGCCGAGGCGACAAGCAGCGTCAGCATCACGGTCCAGACGATGAAGGGATGACGACGGCTCAGTGCATCGAGGCGACGCACGGCGCTGTCACTGCGCATGAAAATCCAGAGCGCGCCGCACGTAAGCGAGACAAACGTCCAGCCAGCGAAGAAGCCGAGTGTCGAATTCATGCTGCACCGCCTGCGCGCAACGCGACGACAAGCCACAGAAACACGCCGGAGACGATGCCAAAAGCAAGCATGGTCGCGAGGGCACGAAGGCGACGGCGCGCGCGCAGGCATGCGCCCAACAGAGCGTTATCGGCCGGCGCGCGGCCGAGAAGAAGACGCGCGCTCACGCGGCACCCCGCGCAGCGACGACGCCTTCAGCAATGATCAGCGCAGCGATCGCGTGCAGCAGGTGATCAGTCAGCGCGCCATGCGGCGCCGGCAGTGCCTGCAAAGTTTTCAGACTGAAAGCGAGGGCTGACATTACAGGCCCCCGGTAATGCGGAACGTGGGATGCGACGGGGCGCGATCCTCGCGCAGTTCGCGGTCCTCGCACGCGTCGCGCTCGATTAGCCGGACCACTTCCTCGGCCTCGGTGTCCGCGTCCGCGGTCATCGACGAAACGATCAGCTTGCGCACCAGCGCGCCGAGCGCAGCGTCACCGATCAGATACGCGCGGCGCACATCGGCTGCCTGTGCCAGTTCTGCGGACTGAATACCGCCGATCAGATCGATGTCCGTCAGCCATTGCAGCTTGTCCTTCAGCTTGTCGGCCGCGATGCTCGCGACGAGATCGGCGCGCGATTGCACGTCGCGGGTTTCATTCGTCGAATCTTCGAGCTCGACGTCTTCGAAGTAGTCACCAAAAGCGGTGACGCGCGCCAGCGGCGCAGGGGGTGGAAAGTGGAGCATCGGTCCTCCATCGGGTGGGTGGCGATGGAGGCAAGGTTAGTTAATACTAAACCTGAAGTCAAGTAAAAACTAAACGTAGGTTGAGCGGATGCTTTACCACGGCAACCCGGGATCTCGTTTGATGAAGTGGGAGAGAATCTGGTCCAGCGCGTAGCGAGTCACGGCATCGTTCGTCCTGCAGAGACCCTTGCGGTCACAGTACAGGCGGCCATCTTCTGCGACCTTGATGACGACTTCGCCGCAAATTTTCTTTCTGATGTCGGAGGGGACTGATGCGGCCGGCGCGGGCTCCAGCGTGTGAGCTGAACTCGGTCGACCGGATGCAGATTTGGCGACAGCCCGCCTGCTGGCCCGCTTCTGGGGTTCGCATCCGGGGAAATAATATAAGTCGCCCACCGGAAATCTACACCGTGGGCATGCAGGGCAACACGGCCGCAACCGGGCGGACCTCGTCTGTCATCGCGTTGACCATCGCCCGGTTTGATCCAGCCAGCATACCGACAACCCCTTTGTTCGGCTTCGAACGCTCTCGCTCATGGAGCGTCTGTCTAGTGCACGAAGGTGTAACGTATCCTTATTTAGATGCCTTGGCGATCAAGCAATGGTTGTCGCAACAACCGGTAGTTGAAACGCGGATGGCACAAAGTATGCAGATGCGCGAAAGCATCAAGCTGCATCAACTAGTAGCGCTGGTCGCTATCGCTGATACCGGGAGCGTCCGCAGTGCCGCTGCAATCCTTGGTGTAACCGCGCAGGCGGTGGCGAAGAACCTGCGTCAGCTGCAGGAATCTCTTCGGATGCCGCTTGTGCTGCACACGCCGGCCGGGATTGTCCTGACGGATGGCGGTCGAATGCTGCTGCAGCACGCGCGTCTGATCGTCGGACAGACATCTCGCGCGCTCGATGATATCGACACGTTGCGTGGGCAACCGCGGGGTCGACTATCGTTCGGGCTGCCCCCTTGGATGGTGATGGCCTTCCTGCCGGATACGATGAAGCGCTTCGAACAGACGCTTCCCGGCGTTGCGTTGGAGACATTCGACGGCTACCTGGTGCTTGGCCTGCCACGCTTGCGCGATGGCAGCATCGACTTTCTTATTGGTCGACCGACTCCGGAGGACTTGGGAGCCGAGTTCAACTTCCGGCCACTCCTGGTTGCCGGCAACGGAGTCGTGGCCAGGCAGGGGCACCCTGCCGCCGGCAAGCATTCGCTGGCCGATCTTCTCGATTACGGCTGGCTGTTGTCGCGGGATCCGGGACGCGAGGCCCATTTACCGGCCAATATCTTTACGCGGCACGGCCTGCCTTCGCCTCGCGCATTGCATTATGTGCACTCCCTCGCGGCAGTCATCTATCTGCTGCAGCACTCCGACAGATTGAGCATATTCCCATGGCCGCTCATTGAGCTCTGCTCGCGCCGCCAGAACTTGTGCGTGATCCCAGTCCAAGAAGAAATAGAGGAGCAGACGATTGGTATTGTCACGCTCGCGGGGCGTCCGCAAAGCGTGGCATCTACATGCTTTATCGGATACCTGATCGATACGATCCGAGACGTCAGCAATTCAGATCGTCCCGAAACCCGGCGGATGATGCGGTCGGTCGAGTTGCTGATCTAGGGTGGGGCGGCGCGAAGGACAAACCGGTATTGTCCGGTAGCGCCCGCCCCCAGACCCATGCTTCCGTGGCTCGACAGATTTTGAGGACGGCCCCTTATACAGGATTATGCCCCCCATTGGGTGGGCGACAACGCCGCAATCGGTGAATTGTCCGAGTCCACCCATGCCAGACGCCGTAAGTCTCTATGGCTTGCAGAGCATATTCCGAGCAAGACGGAGTGAATCGGCATGACGCACGAACACGAGTGGGAGCGACTGCCTGATAGATTCGTATGGTGACCCTACTGAGCCATGTGAGCATCGCGAGGCTTTCTAAATGTGACCACAAAGTATTGCTGATTCGTGGCTTTCTGGCCGCCAAGTCCGGCAAGACATCCAGGCTCCTCGCTGACACCAATTAAATCTACTCGATAGAATTCCCACCCGTCCGTTGCATTCTTGTTGACAACGCTTTCAAGATAATCGGCGGCGACGCTAGAAGAATTGCTCTCTTTGGTTACAGCAATGGTTGGTGGAGCCTGAATCATCTTATATCTATACATGTCTCATTTTCTCCATGATTGTTAGGCAGACGAGTCTGCTCAGCAATGATGAGAAATGTAATGATTTTGTAAATGAGACTGATCCGAAGTTTGTGATTTTTCAAGCTGCTTTATTGCGCCGACGGCGCGGCGTCGGCGGAGGGATGACTACCTCGGCGTCATCAGGCGCAACAGCACCAGATAGGGCGGAGGCACTCAGAAGAACCTCAAGCGCGGTTGCAATGCGCATGATTTCCCGGTCGTCACGCCCTTCTACGACACGGAGCAATCTCGATACTCCGGGGCCAAACTCAAACCCTGCGACGGCGTCGATCGATTCGTTATCTGGTGCTTGGTCAAGGTAACCATCGCCCATGCCGTAGTCTCGCTCCAAGCGTCGGGCCGCACGCTCACCGAACGATGCCCCCCCAAGTAACTGGGAAAAATAGCTTTTTTCCTTGGGTGGTACAGAGTGGCTCTCCGTCCACTTCCGTAGATTGTCGCGCCGAATGTCTTGGATGTTCATTTTGCAAGTTTAGTCATTTCTAAATTAGCGTTCACTTGACCATTGGTTTAGTTACAACTAAACTCCCCGCATGGACCTGAAAACATACTTCGGCAGCAGTGAGCGCGGCACGGCCAAGAAACTCGCGTCATCCATCGGGGTGTCGCAGTCCTTCCTTTCACAGATGGCTAGCGGTCTATCGCCGATTTCACAAGAGCGTTGCTTTCTCATCGAGCAAGCAACGGCGGGAGCAGTGGCGCGATGGGACTTGAAGCCGCACAACTGGCACAAGCTCTGGCCCGAACTCGTCGGCGCCCCCGGCTCGCCGCCGGTACCCAACCACACAACGTCCCCATCGACGGCTACCGAGCAGGAGGCGCTGTGACTCGACGCGCCGAACACCGTAACGAGATAAAGACCCGCGTCGAAGACGATCTCTACGACGCGGTCCAGATCTTCAAGCAACTCAACTACATCGACAGCGACTCGGCGGCCGCCGCTCGTCTGATGCGCATGGCGTTGTTCGGCGTGGTTGGGAATGTACGGCCAGCGCTCGCCGGTGTCAGTGCCATTTCGGCCCAACCTGGGACGCGGGAGTGCGCATGAAAAACGGTTTCGTCGAGCTACCCGTGACGCTAACGGACGAAGAAGCGGAGGAAATTGATGCCCAGGCGCGCACGCAGGGCGTTTCCTTGCCCGATCACCTGAGCTACTGCACGAGGGCCGGCGCGTTCGGCCATCTGCACGCGCGAAAGATGCTTCCCGTTTTGGGACAAGTTGGGACCTCAGACGAGGCCGATTCGGGGCGGCAAATGGGCGGTGTGCCATGATCCACTATCACGGCCTCCCGATTACACCTAACAGCGCCGCACTGCGCGCGGTGGCCGGCGGCCACGCGTTCGTATCGTTTGAGTACCCCGAGCAGTTGGGCCTTGCGCTCGAGGTAGTGCAGTCCTTTGCCACGGACAACGGCACTTTCAGCGCCTGGTGCGCGGGTCGGCCGATCACTGATTGGTCCCGCTACTACGAGTGGGTAGCGGAATTGCATCGCTATCCGCCATTCGACTTCGCTGTGATCCCCGACGTGATCGACGGCGACGAAGCGGCGAATGACGCACTGATCGCCGAGTGGCCATGGCGCGAGCGCGCGCCATGGGTTGGTGCGCCAGTGTGGCATTTGCACGAATCGCTCGAACGCCTCGAGCGCCTTGCGGCCGAATTCCCGCGTGTATGCCTGGGCAGTTCGGGCGAATTCGCGACGATCGGCACACCGCAATGGTGGACGCGCATGGCGGAGGGGATGGAGGTTATATGCGACCGCGAGGGGCGGCCGGTCTGCAAGTTGCACGGCCTGCGGATGCTTGACCCGCGAATCTCTGGGTGCTTCCCGTTCGCGAGCGGTGACAGCACGAATATCGGCCGCAACGTCGGCATCGACTCGAAGTGGCGCGGACCGTACACGCCGGCGAGCAAGGACACGCGTGCGCAGGTATTGCGTGAGCGCATCGAATCGCAGCAATCGCCGATCTTCTGGCAGCGCGAGCATGCACCGATCCAGACAGCTTTTTCACTGGAGGTGGCGTGATGCGTTATTCGAGTTTCATGAAATCCCGGGCGAACTGCAGGGCGGCGCGCTCGCACCTATTACTGTCGTTCGCCGAGCAGGCTACGTCTCCGGTGTCCATGTCGTGCTTGACGGCTTTTACCGCTGCGGCTTTTTCGTGCACATGCCACGAGAATGCGACCCCAACTGTGGCGATAGCGGCAAGAGCGCAAATGATGCGCATGGTGAAACCCTGTGAAGTGAGCCCGAACTGTATATCGGTGCCCAGTGGCAATAACTTTAAGGGGACGAGGCAAATCTTTGCGACCCCGATGAAGGCGGTCGTATGAACGCGCGCCCGATCCTGCACGTCGTGTCGCTGTCCGGCGGCAAAGACAGCACGGCGACGCTGCTGGTCGCGCTAGAGCTCCACGGGCGCGAGAACGTGCGCGCCGTGTTCGCGGATACCGGCAACGAGCACGAGGTGACGTACGAATACGCGCTTGACTATCTGCCGGGCGCCTTGGGCATTACGGTTGACGTAGTGCGCGCTGACTTCGCCGACGAGTTTGCGACAAAGCGGGCGAACCTCGCGCGGATCGCCGCGGGCGAGCCTGAATCAGCCGTCTATGGCTCACGCGAGTTCATGTATGCGTGGACGCCCGAGGCGGCGGCGCGCGCGCTCGAACTGCTGCGCCCGACTGGCGTCCCGTTTCTCGACCTCTGTCTCGTGCGCGGTGGCTTCCCCTCGCGCAAGCGCCAGTACTGCACCGAATATCTGAAGACCAGGCCATTGACCGAATACGCGCTTGCGCGCCTCGAGGAGGGGCATTCCGCTGCGTGGTCATGGCAGGGCGTTCGCATTGACGAAAGCGATTCGCGCCGCGATCGCCTGCAAGGCACTGGCGCGTGTGTGCGGTCATTCGAGGTGGCCGGCGGCGGTCTGTTCATCTATCGGCCGATTTTGCGCTGGCGTGTCGAGGACGTGTTCGACGCTCATGCGGTCGCCGGCATTCGCCCGAACCCGCTGTATAGACAGGGCATGTCGCGGGTCGGCTGCATGCCCTGCATCAATGCCGCCAAAGTCGAGATCCGAGAGATCGCACGGCGTTTCCCTCAGCACATCGAGCGCATTGCGAAGTGGGAGGAGTTGGTTTCGTTCTTTCACCTGGGCACGCAAGGGCATACCGGCGCTGGCTCGACTATCCACGCGGTTGTCGAGTGGAGCAAGACTACGCGCGGCGGCCGGCAATACGACTTACTCGCTGACGCGGAGCCGGCAACGGCCTGCGCGTCTGCATACGGGCTATGTGAATGACAGAACTACCAACACTCCTGACGCCACTGGATTGTGATCCGCACATCGCCGTCGCTTATGATCGCGTTTCTAGTCGGGCGGCCGGTGGCCACCGGTGCGCGGCGTTTGCCTGCCATGCCGCGCTTGCCCGACACTTCAACCGGGCAGGAGAGGAATGCAGGTATGACCGAAAACACGAATCAGCCGCCACTCGAACTGCTCATCGAAGCGCGGCCAGAGATCATGGTGGCACCTACGAACGACGGCAAGGTCGAGATCATCGTCAACAGTATGGACGAGAACTCGGAGAAGATCGTCCGAGGCGAAGTCGTATTTCCGCTCGACTGTGCGGAGCAGGTCGCAGAGGCTTTGATCGCGCTCGCGAAGCGCAGACAGTAAATTCGGGGCGGCCATTCGGCGCGCGCATCTCGCTGCGGATCGGGAGCTAGCATGGCCCGGATCCGCACCATCAAACCCGATTTTTGGACCGACGACAAACTCGTCGAACTGGATTTCGCGACGCGCCTGTTCTTCATCGGCACGTGGAACCACGCCGATGACAACGGCAATCTGCGCAGGTCCGCCAAGAGCCTGAAGATGAAAATCTTCCCGGCCGACGCGATCGACTGCGAGCCGCTCGTTCAATCATTGATCGCTCACGGAATGCTCATGGAGTACTCCGTGAGCGGTGAAGTCTTTTTGCACATTCGTTGTTTCGCCAAACACCAGGTGATCAACCGCAAATCGAAATCGGCTATCCCGTTACCACCGTGGCTCACGGGCGACGGCGGCGCTCCTGCGCCGCCTGACGCTGAGCAGCAAGCCGCTAGGGCGCACGACCCCAATTCACATGCTGCTCCGAACTTACCCAGCGACGGTTCACTGAATGCACCACCGGATGAATCTGGCAATTCAATGCCTGCTCACGGAGCACTCACTGAGGACTCCTTGACGGAAAAGGAAGAGGAAAAGGAAGGGAGTAAACCCAAAGGTTCTAACGACGACGTAGGGAACTTGATACGTGGTAGCGGTGTGGATAACTCCGCAGCGTCGTCGTCGCTGTCTGCCGATGAAATTGCGGCGTTGCTCACGCAGTGGGAGTGTGAGCGCGGCAAGAACCCGCGGTTCGCGCCCGACGGGAAGCAGATCGTGATCTGGACCAGGTGCGGCATTACGTCCGAGCAGCTGCGCGCCGCATACACGGCTGCGGTCGTGCAGCGCCAAAGTGATCGCGATGTGACCGCGGTCAATGCGGGCTTTCTCGATGCGTTCGTCGCCAAGGCGCTCGCGCCACCGCGCGCCGTGAAGCCGCCGTTGCGCGGGATGACCGACGCGCAGCTCGAGGCGGAAGGAAAGCGATTGGGCGTGAGCACGCACGGACTGCTTCGCGATCAGTGCATCGCGCGGATCGAAGCGAAACGGACCGAGCAACGGGGAGGGAATGCGCCATGAAAACGCAGGAGGACAAGTTCTGGCTCGTGTGGTCGCCGACAGGCGCAAAGCCGCCGAGCTATCGGCATCCGAGCTTCGGCAGTGCCGCGGTAGAAGCCGAGCGGCTCGCGCAGGCCAATCCAGGGCATGAGTTTGTCGTGCTCGGCGCCGAGGTGTCGTACTGCGCGCTCGCAATGCAGCGCGTCGAGTACTTCGACCGAGCTCCGTTTTGAGTGCGGCCATGAGGAATCCCGGATCGAAGGAGTGGGCACGCAAGCTCGTCGCCGAATACGTAGGCGAACGGCCGACGAAGCCGACGAACGTCTACCGCGTCGCGTATCAGGCGCTGGGGTTGGAGTTTCCGGAAGGGAGGCACGAGGTGGCGCCAGTGGCATCAGCAACCCCGCGGCAGGCACGCCCTGTGCCGGTACCGAGACGGGCGCCGGTTGAAGGCGCGTGGTGGGACACCGAGCCTGCGGCGGCGGATAGCGATTGATAATGAATTTTAACGATTGGAGGTTTGACGGTGAGAGCGAGCCATCAGAGGGATATCAAAGCGCAAAAAAAAGCCTCGCACTGGGCGAGGCTCAACGCTGCGGGGAAGCGGCGTACAACGGGGCCATCGTATGCAGCACGCACCGGTGCAGATATCAGATGACTCCGAAAATGAAGTCACGAGTGGCCGACGAAATCGCTAGTGCCTTGCGCACGCGCGCCCCTGCGCCGCTCGACGCGGCACTCTCGACGATGGTCTCCGCGCCGCGCGCGAAGGTAACGACAGCGCCGAGCGCGATCGAGGAACTGTTCGCGCTGCACGTGCGGGCCGACAAACTGCCGGCGCCGGCGCGCGAGTACCAGTTCGACCCGGCGCGTAAGTGGCGCTTCGACTTCGCCTGGACCGATCGGCGCCTTGCGGTCGAGGTCGAGGGCGGGATTCACTCCGGCGGCCGCCACACGCGCGGCGCCGGGTTCGAGGCCGACGCGCGCAAATACCTCGCCGCGACCCTCGCAGGCTGGAGTGTTGTGCGCGTGACGGGAAAGATGGTGCGGGACGGTTCCGCGATAGCAGCGGTGCGCGAGCTGCTGGCGCGGCAGCGGTGAGGATTTTCGGGAGTGCTCAACATGGAAGCGGTCTTTAACGATGCAGTGCATGCGCTGCGCTACGCGTATTCGTTCAACTCGCAGCAGTACGGCAAGTCGCTGATGGCGCGCATGTACGGGCCGCCGGGTTCTGGCCGTGGGCTGAGTGGCATCGACGGTGCAGGGCAGGCTGGCTTCGTGCTGGCGGAGATCGAGAAGATCCCGCTCGTGCAGCAGGCCGTTCTGTTCGTGCGGTATGCGCCGACCAGCTTCCCATGTTCGTGCGGCGCGGATTGCTGTTCGCGGCAGCGCCCGAACAAGGCATGGCAGGCGGTCGTCGACTGGATCGCCGAGCACCACGTCGCGGCGCTGCTGCCGGGCTGTGTGCGCAACGTGCGGCTGCACAGACAGCTCGTTCGAGAGACGCTGACGGGCGAGCGGTCCGAGTATGCCGCACTCGGCAAGCAGTACGGCGTCCACGCGCAGACCGTCGCCAAGCATGCCGGCGTCATACGGACTGCGCTCGTTGGGACTCGCGCGCACATCGGCGAAATGGACCGGGCACTCGTACGCGCCGACGAGCTGCTGCGCGCCGCGGGAATCGTAGGCGAAGTGCAAGCTGCTTGACCTTTCGTGTTTTGGCAACGAAAATAGCCAGTATTGCAGCGCCACAGTTGCGCCCAACCAAAGCCCGCTACCGAGCGGGCTTTTTTGCGACGGCTGTTTTTGAACCTCCCTTAGACTGGCATTCCGATAACAGTCAAGGAGGCGAAGTGAAAACCAAGGACCGCGAAGAGCTAACCAAAGCTCGTAGAGAACTAAAGGCGTTGGCCAACGAAGCCCTGTTCGTATGGGGCATATTGGACGAGGAAATTAAAAAGTGGTCGCATCCAGAGCCGATCGAGAATAGTGAGCTGATCGCAGCAAGGTTGGCCGCCGGCATCATGGCCGGGCGCAGCGCGGGAAAGCCGGAGAGTAAAGATGCCGACTGAAGCACTGCGGAAGCGGTTCCTGCAAAAGACCGTGCGGCTAAAGACTGGCGGCCCGCTGATGACGGTCGACGCGGTGATCGAAACACAAAGCGGTCCCATGCTCGAGTGTTGCTGGTTCGATCTGCAGTGGCGGACCAAAATCGAGCGCGCGCCGTTCACCGTTGACTCGGTTTTGCTTGCCGGCGGACAGGGGCCGCAGGCTTTCACCGTTTGATTTATCGCCGCGGTACCGCGGTTTTCCAACAACGCCCAGCCGGTTTTCGCCGCTGGGCGTCTTCATTTTCACGTCCTTTGCCCGCGTCTGGCTTCCTTGCCAGCGCGGGCCGTTTCGTTGGCGTCAAGATCCTCGCAGTTTGCTGTTGTGGCCGTTTTTTTCGACTATAAAAAAGGGCTCGCCGTGCAAATTTCCAGTCGCTCGATCGACGGCCTCATTCCGTACGCGCGCAACGCGCGCACCCATTCGGAAAGCCAGATAGCGCAGATAGCCGCCAGCATCGAGGAATTCGGCATGGTCGGCGCAATTGTCGTGCGCGACGGCGTGATCGCGAAGGGTCATGGGACGCTCGCGGCGATCCGCATTCTTTATGGTGCCGGCAAGCGTCTGTATCCGCCGCCCGGGCGCTCGCGCGGCGCCGAGCCGTTTCCTAACGGCGAGGCGCCCGTGCTCGACGCGTCCGGGTGGACCGAGTCGCAATTCCGCGCGTTCGTCATCGCCGACAACCAGCTCGCGCTGCTGGCCGGGTGGAACGAGGAACTGCTGCGGCTCGAAGTGACCGAGTTGCGAGACGACGGCTTCGACGTGGACCTGCTGGGGTTCAAACCGGTCGATCTGGCCCACCTGCTCGACCACCCCGGCGTCGGCCTGACGGACGAGGACGATGCACCGGAACCGCCGGAAGAGCCAGTGTCTGTCGCTGGTGATGTTTGGATCTGTGGCAGCCATCGCGTGATGTGCGGAGACAGTTTGCGGGCCGAGAACGTCTCGGCGTTGATGGGCGGATATCTCGCCGATCTGATCATCACCGATCCGCCGTACAACGTCGCGTACGTCGGCAAGACCGACAAGCGCATGACGATCCAGAACGATGCAATGCAGGCCGGCGAGTTCAGTCGGTTCCTGCTGACTGCGCATCAGACGATGTTCGCGGCAGCAAAGGGCGGAGCTGGCATCTATGTGTTCCACGCGGATACCGAAGGCCTGGCTTTTCGCGGTGCGCTGCTCGATGCGGGATTCAAGCTGGCGCAGTGCTGCGTGTGGGTCAAGCAGTCGCTGGTGCTCGGGCGTCAGGACTACCACTGGCAGCACGAGCCTGTGCTGTACGGCTGGAAGCCGACCGGGAAGCACCGCTGGTATGCCGATCGCAGCCAGTCAACCGTCTGGTCGTTCGACCGACCGGCACGCAACGATCTGCACCCGACGATGAAGCCGGTGGCCGTCGTCGAGTACCCGATCCAGAACAGCAGTCGGGACGGCGATCTTGTGCTCGACACGTTCGGCGGATCCGGAACGACGCTCATTGCGTGCGAGAAGTGCGGACGGCGCGCGCGGCTGCTTGAGCTCGACCCGGTCTACTGCGATGTGATCGTCGCGCGCTGGCAGGCATACACCGGGCTGTCGGCCACACACGAGACGATCGGCACATCATTCGAGGAGATCGCTGCAGCGCGGCGGTTGGATTAGAGCAATGCCACGACAGAGTTTCAAAGCCACAACTGCACAGCGAACGCTCGTCGAGCAGCTTGCGGCGTTCGGCATCCCGCAGGAGGACATGGTCATGCTTGTCCTCGACGCGAACGGGAAGCCGATCTCGGTGCCGACGCTACGGAAGCACTTCCGCCAAGAGCTGACCGAGGGATTGGTCAAGGCCAATACAGCGGTTGCGCAAGCCCTGTTCAAGAAGGCGAAAGCCGGCAACGTGGCGAGCATCATTTTCTGGTTGAAGACCCGCGGCGGGTGGAAGGAAACCCCGCAGTCGGTCGAGCTGTCCGGTCCCGATGGCGGCCCGGTCGAACAAAGGACGCAAATCGTGGATGAACGGAAAGTCAAAGCGGCGCTCGACAAGCTCCAGCGAGAGTACTGAGCACGTCGATCCATCCGTCGAGCGCGAGGTCGCGAAGCAGCTGTGTGAGACGGACCACCTGTTCTTCACGCGGTACTTCTTCAAGCATCGGCAGAGCATCAAGTTCATCGTCAATTGGCACCACGTGCTGATCGCGGACGTGATCCAGCGCGTGATCGATGGCGCGACGAAGAACGTAGTCATCAATGTGCCGCCGGGCTCGTCGAAGACCGAGATGGCGACGATCAACCTGATCTCGCGCGGGCTCGCGTTGAACCCGCGTGCGCGATTCCTGCACATCTCCTACTCGGACGATCTGGCGCTGTTGAACAGCGAGACGGCGCGCGAGGTGGTGCTGTCCGACGAGTATCAGGAGAAGTGGCCACTTGCGATTGCTGACGATGCGAAGTCAAAGAAGCGCTGGAACGTCGTCGTCAACGGGAAGAAGGCGGGCGGGGTCTACGCGGTATCGCTTGGCGGGCAGATCACCGGCTTTCGTGCTGGCCACATGGCCGAAGGGTGGCAGGGCGCAATCATCATCGACGACCCGCTGAAGGTCGAGGACGCGTACAGCAAGACGTTCCGCGACAAGGCAAACCGGAAGCTGCTCTCGACGGTGAAGAGCCGGAAGGCGAACCCTGACACGCCAATCATAGTCATCATGCAGCGCCTGGCCGAGGAGGACCCGACCGGGTTCATTCGCGAGGGCAACCTGCCCGGCGAATGGGAATTCGTCGAGATCCCCGCGCTGATCACCGACGAGTACGCAGCTGCGCTGCCGGAGCGCATCCGCAAGCTGATCGCGCCGTCTGAAAAGGACGAGGACGGCCGGTTCAGCTACTGGCCTTACAAGGAGCCATTGGCCGACCAGCTCGATATGGAGCGCGTCGCCCCGTATGTGCACTCCGGACAGTACATGCAGCGTCCGTCGCCGCTCGGCGGCGGAATCATCAAGAGCGCGTGGTTCCCGCGGTACACGGTGTTGCCGCGCATCCTGTACCGGAAGTTCTTTGTTGACACGGCGCAGAAAACGGCCGAACGGAACGACTACTCGGTGTTCCAGTGCTGGGGAGCCGGCGACGACGGCCGCATCTATCTGCTTGACCAGATCCGCGGCAAATGGGAAGCGCCGGACCTGCGGCAGGTCGCGCTCGACTTCTGGGCGAAGCACAAGCCCTACGACCACCGCGTGAGCGGCGCGCTGCGCGAGATGGTGATCGAAGACAAGGCGAGCGGTACGGGCCTGATACAGGACATCAAAAAGCACGGGAGCATCCCCGTGTGCCCGATGCCGCGCGACACCGACAAGCTGCGGCGCGTGATGGATGTCGTGTCCTACTGGGCGGCGGGGCTCGCTTTGATCCCCGCCGATGCGCCATGGGTACTCGACTTCACGAACGAACTGAACGCGTTCACAGCGGACGACACGCACGCGCACGACGACCAGATCGATCCGATGATCGATGCGACAAATGACATGCTCGCGAACACAGCCGACTGGAGCGCTTGGAACTAACGAATGTTCGAGAAACTGAAATCCGCAATGCGACCACGCGCAACGCGCGTTCGCACGGGAGACTCGCTGTCCAATCTGGTCGCCGGCATGATGACTGCGCGCGACAAGCGCAGGCACAGCAAATTTCGGCGCGACGACATCATCGACCGCGAAGAACTGGCGGCGATGTATCGGCACAACTGGCTCGCGCGAAAGATCGTCGATGCGCCCGCCGAGGACATGACACGGGAGTGGGTGCGGCTCGAAACGGCCAATGAGAGCGCAAAGCAGACGCTGGAGAAAGCGGAGAAGCGGTACGGCCTCATTTCTCGCATAGGCGACAACCTGAAGTGGGGAAGGCTCTATGGCGGCTCGGCACTGTACGTGTCGATAGCCGGCGACGATGCGTCTCAACCGCTGCGTGTTGAACGTATCCGGAAGGGCTCGCTGCTCGGCTTCGTGGTGCTTGATCGTTGGCAATTGTCTCCAGATACGCCGCTGATGCAGATCGACCTGACGCGACCGGACTACTGGCGGCCGAAGCGCTATCGCGTGGCCAACACGAGCCAGTCGATCGACAGCAGCCGCCTCATTTTCGCGGATGGTGCACTCCTGCCGTGGGACGAGCTGCGCCGCAACCAGTTCTGGCACGACAGCGTGCTGCAGCCGGTCTACGACGAGTTGCGCAACGACGAGACGGTGGCGGGCAGCACCGCATCGATGATGTTCGAGGCGATCGTCAACGTGCTGCAGGTCGAAGGATTGCGCGAGATGCTGTCTACAGAAGACGGCACGAAGAGGGTGCAGAAGCGTTTCGAACTCGTCGCGATGATGAAATCGTTCATCGGCATGACGCTGCTCGACAAGAACGATACATACGAGCAGAAGACGATCAGCTTCTCGGGGATCGACGCAATCGGCGCAATGTTCGCGCAGCGCGTGTCCGGCGCGGCCGATATTCCCGCGACCCGATTGTTCGGCCAGGCGCCGAAGGGACTGAATTCGACCGGTGACAGCGACATCCGCAACTACTACGACGGCCTGAAGGCGAGGCAGGAGCAGGAGCTGAGACCGCAGGTAGAGACGATCTACGACGTCATGGCGATGTCGGAATTCGGCCGCACGCTCGATGACCTCGTGATCGAGTTCAATCCGCTGTGGCAACTGTCTGACACCGAGCAGGCAGCGGTCGAGAAGACGCGGGCCGAGACGGACAAGATTTACGCGGTTGATATCGGCCTGCCGATAGAAAGGCACATCATGAGCCGCCTGCAGACCAACGACACGTACCCGACGATTACCGACGAGGACATCAGCCTCGCCGAGGAATTAAACGAACCGCTGGAGGAAGAGCCCGATGCAAATGACGTTGGCAATGCTGGCGCGGGCTCGCGGAATCCGCCGTCGACGGCTGTCGAGGGTGCGCCCGACGCGGCCTAACCGGCGCGCGGAAGGGTGGTATCGAGCACAGCTGCTTGCGATCGTACAGGCGTGTGATGACGCGATGCGTGCGGACGTGTTGCCGCTGCTCAAGCGTGGCGAGCCCGAATACAGCTACGTCGCTGACGACATGTCAGAGGCCTTCACGCGGGCGCTCGACGCCGCTCTGCAGGGTGCCTCGCGGCGCGTGATCGAGCGTACACATGCGCGAGCCCGGATGCTTGCGAGGCGCATGGTCGAGCAGTGCGACGAGAGCACAACGGAAAGTCTGCGCGCGAGTGTGAATGCGGCACTCGGCGTCGATATCCAGGCGGCGCTGCAGATGCAGAGCCTCGGTGGCGTGCTCGAGGCGGCACAGCAGGCTAACGTCGCGCTCATCAAGTCGATACCGCAGCAGTACCTCGACCGCGTTTCGACACAGGTCCTCACGGCGCTGCAGCAGGGACGGCGCTACGGCGCCATCGTCGAAGCGATCCAGAAGGAAACGGACGTCACAGAGCGCCGCGCGAAACTGATCGCGCGCGACCAGACGTCGAAGCTCAATTCAGCCATCACGGAGGCGCGGCAGACCGCGCTCGGTATCGAGGAATACGAGTGGGTGTCGAGCAACGACGAACGTGTGCGCGAGAGCCATGCGGAGAACGACGGCAAGGTGTTCCGGTGGGATTCGCCGCCCGAGACCGGGCACCCGGGCCACGATGTGAACTGCCGATGTTCTGCGCGCCCGATCATCAATCTGGATAACGAATGAACACACGCGTACACCATACCTTCGATATCGCGCTTGGCGCACGACGCTACACGGGCGACGGCTACCTGGTCGCGCCCGCGCGGATCGCGCGCACCGGCATTCAGGAGTACCGAGCCTTTGAGCTCGGACTTCAGGGTGATCCGATGCGCGTAGTGAAGGTCTACCGGCCGCCCGAGGAGGTGTTTCATCCCGACGCGATCGCGTCGTTCCGTAACCTGCCGCTGACGAACGACCATCCGCCCGATGGGGTCAGCGCGGACAACTGGCGTCATCTGGCTGTCGGCACGATGTTCGATCCCGTGCGCGCTGATGACTTCCTCGACGGTGACGTGCAGGTCATGGACCGCGAGGCGATCGCCAACGTCGAGGCAGGCAAGGTCGAACTGTCCGCAGGGTACTCCGCGATTTACGACTGGACGGCCGGCGTTACTGCGGATGGCCAGCAGTATGAAGGCGTGCAGCGCACGATCCGCGGCAACCACGTCGCGCTCGTCAACCGGGGGCGCTGCGGGCCAGCGTGCCGCGTGAGTGATTCAAAACCATCCCATTCAACAGGAGCAACTGCAATGCCGATCCAAATCACGATCGACGGCATCCCCTTCAGCCTCGACGAGGCTGCGGCGGCAGCCGTGAACAACCTGACCAAGAAGCTGGCCGACGCGTCGGCCTCGGTCGCGGACCTCAACGCCCGACTCGACCGCAAGATCAAGATCGGTGGCAAGTCGATCGCGCTACGCGACGCCGATGAGATCGAAAAGGAAGCGGGCGATCAGGAAGAGGCGCTCGAACAGGCGCAGAAGGATGCGATGACCCCGGCGCAGCGCGACGCGATGGTCGCAGATTGGGCCGAAATGCTCGAAGGCGGCAAGCGCATTGCGCCGACCGTCGACGCGAAGGGGAGAACCTGCGCGCAGTATCGCCGCGAGGTGATCAAGTCGCTGTACGGCGATCACAAAATCATCGTCGACGCGGTGCTGAGCGGCAAGACGCTCGACGCCGCTGACGACGCCATATTGCGCCAGGCGTTTGGCGTGCTGTCGGCGACGGTCGGCGCCGCGCCGACGAACGATAGTGGCGCGCGTCGCGATCCGGTCCTCGATTCGCTCAGCCAGTCGATGCGGGCCAACGATGCAACCGGCAGCGGGCAGAAGACCGCCGACAGCGCGCGCACGAACTTCATCGATCGGATGAACGGTCGCGCGTAACACTACGTTTCAACCAACTGGAGTCAATCCACATGAGCCGAATCAATCTGGGTGAGTATGCGCCAGCGCAGTTCGAGCGCGGCATTCCCGGCCTGATCGTCGACAACAACACAGCGACGATTCTCAATGGTACGAACCGCGGCGCAGTGCCGATCGAGCTCGGCCGTGCCGTCTTCTACACGGACATCGAGGGCGAATACGTTCTGCCGGGCGATGAGCGTGCGAAAGCCTTCGCAGGCATCACAGTGCGTCATGTGACCTTCACGGCGAATCTCGAGAGCGAGGTGTTCTACAACCCGGACGTGACGCTGCCGGCCATGCAGTACGGACGCATCTGGGTGACGTGCACCGACGGATGCAACCCGCGCGACCCGGTGAAATTTGCGGACGACGGGACGTTCGCAGTGGGCGACGGCACGCAGGTGCCGGGTGCCGAATGGGAATCGAAAGCGGAGCCGGGGCAGGTCGGCGTCGTCGTGATCAACCGCGTGCCAGGCCTGACGGTGCCGGACGCAGCATAAGGGGAATAGCCGAATGAACCGCAGAAAGATGATTCTCGACGGGCTCCGCTCGATGCGGTCTCTGAATATCGATTCGGAGGCGGGCCTGTCGTTTCTGACCTCGCAGCTTGAGTATCTCGAAACGCAGGTCTACGAGGTGAAGCGCGAGCCGCTCGACTATGAGGCGCTGATTCCGATTTCGACAGATGCCGGGCCACACGTCAATGCGGTCACGTTTCGCATGAGGGAGTTCGCCGGTCGCGGCAAGCGCCACTCCGGTCAGGGTGGGGACGTGCCTCGCGTGGACGTGTTCTACGACGAGAAGTCGATTCCAGTGGTCGGCAGCGCGATCGGTTACGCGTACACGTTTGCAGAGCTGCGTACGGCAGCTGCGCTGAACCAGTCGCTCGACGGCGATCGCCAGGAAACGGCGATGAAGGCATGGCGTTCCCACATGAACCAGGTCGGCCTCTACGGTGAAGACGAGTTGACCGGCCTGTTCAACTCGCCCCACGTGGCGCAGGCGAGTGCTGGCGTGAACCTGCTGACGGCGACGCCGGGGCAGGCGCTGGAATTCATCAATGAGCAGATCACGCAACTCTGGATCTCGACGAAGCGAAACAGTGTCGTGAACACGATTGCCATGCCGGGCAGGGTCCTGGGCCGACTGTCGAGCACGCCGCGTTCAGACAACTCGGACACGACGATCCTCGAATTCATCAAGCGGAACAACGTCTCGAAGACCGAGCGGAACATCGACATCGAGTTCCGCGCAGCCGCGGATCTGGAAACGGCCGGCAAAGGCAAGACGAGCCGCATGATGTTCTACGAGAAGTCGCGGGAGAACATCATGTTCCATATCCCGATGCCGCTGATGTTCCATGCGCCGGAACAGCGCGGCCTCGAAATGCTGGTCAACGGCGAGTACCGTTATTCGGGCGTCGAGTTCCGTTATCCGGGGACGGCCCTGTACGTTGACGACGTGACGGGCTAAAGGGGAGGCACTATGCCGGACATCAGGAACACGACGCGTGCGGGCGCGGTGATTCGCGGCGCCGGTCTCACGGTCGTGATACCGCCGGGCGCGACGCGCCCGGTTTCGGCTCAGGTGTGGGAAGCATTCGTGCGTGGGCGCGCCGCTCGTGCGCAGATCGCTAGTGGCGAGCTGGTGGTGGTCGGCAGCTCGGAGCGGCCGCAAGAGCCGCAAGAGCTGCAAGAGCCGCAGGCGATGGACGGCGCCGGGATTGGTTCCGGGGATCCGCCGCCCGCGGCGCCGGCGCGCCGGGGCAGGAAGTCATGAGCGCTGCCGCGATCATCACGATCGCCGACGTGCGGGCGCGGTTCGGGACCGCATCAAAGCCGTTCGACGATGCCGAGATCGAGGTGGCGATCGCCGACACGCGGCCGTACTTTGACCGCGAGCGCTGGGGCGGTTTCTATCAGCGTGCCGCGTGCGCCCTCGTGATGCACTTCCTCGCGATGGGGCGGGCCGCGGAGCGCGCGGGCGGTAAGCCGTCACTGCCGGCCACGTCGAAAAAGGCTGGCGAAGTGCAGGTCGGTTACGCCACGCCCACGTTCATGATGGGAGACGATGCATGGCTCGCCGCGACCACGTGGGGGCAAGAGTACCTGCAGTTGCGTCGCATCGTCGGCGCCGGAGGGCTGGTCGTATGAGCAAATCTGACTTTCCGAAGCTCGATGAACTGTTCAAGCGCCTGGGCGAGGCCGCGAAGCGTGACGTGGTGGTGGGCTACCCGGTTGCCAGCGGAGCGCAGTTGCACGAGGACGCAGGCATCACGAACGCGCAGCTCGCCGCGCGCTTGTCGTTCGGCGATCCGGAGAAGGGACTGCCCGCGCGCCCCTTTCTCGATCAGGGGATGAAGAGTGGGCAGAAGAAGGTCGTTGGCGCGTTGGCACAGGGGTTGCGGAAGGCGCTGCGCGGCGAGGCGTCTGTCGACGACGCCTTTCACCTTGCCGGCGCAGTGGCGGTCGAGGAAATCAAGGTTGAGGTGCGGCGTGGTGGCCAGCTCGCGCCGAACAAGGCCGACACGATCAAGCGCAAGGGCAGCAGCACGCCGCTGATCGACGAAGGCAACATGCTCGACGCTATGACATCCGAGGTGCGCAATGCTGGATCTCAGTGAGGTCGTGACCGATCCGGATCTCGGCTCGCACGAGATTTCGATCGAGCGCGCGACAGGCGAGCGGCTCCCGTCCGGCGAGTGGCAGGAAACGTATGAGCCTGACACGGTGACAGGCGTTGTCCATCCCGCGAGCAAGGCGCAGCTTGAAACCTTGCCGGAGGGCGAGCGCCTCTACCCAACCATCGCCGTCTTCTGCGACGCGCCGCTGGCCGTTGCCGATTTTGTGCTGCACCAGGGTGCGCGGTGGCGCGTCACGGCCGATTCTGACTGGTCCGACTATGGATATTACTACGCGCTCGCAACTCGACACGACGCCACTTCGCGGCCTCGTGCGGGAGCTTTTGTCGTTACCTGACGGTGCCGTACGTCCGCGCTGGGATGCCGGGCCGACTGGCGGCGAGCCGTTCATCGTTGTGAACGCGAGCGATGATACGCCAATCGGCACCGCGCACCGCGAGTTCGACGGCGAGCGCGAGGTCGAAATTCTGCGTCGCTCGCTGCTGACCGAAGTGCAGTTCGAAGCCTTCGGCACGAACGCATACGCGCTGCTTTCGAAACTTCAACTCGTGCTCGAATCGAGCGCGGCGCTGTCGGCGCTGAAGAACCGGGTCCGCGGGGCAATCCTGCGGTGTAGCCAGGTGATCGATGTGTCGGCGGCAATCGGTGGCGGTCCGGAGGAGCGCGCACGATTCACTGCAACGTTCACGCACACCCACGCGGTGGAGATCGCGCAACCGCGTATCGCATCGGTCGACATCACTGTGCACACCGACAGAAACACCGAATCCATCACCATTGAACCACCCAGCACGGAGCAATAGATGCTGCCCATTGATGAAATCGTAAACGTTCAGCTAAACACGCAGCCGGTCGCGCCGTCGCGCCGTGACTTCGGGGTGACACTGCTGCTCACGCCAGAGGCGGGCAACGTGTTCAACGACACGAGCACGCTGTACATCTACGCCGCACAACAGAGCGACGTCGAAGCGGCATTCGGGACCAACTCGGAAACGGCGCGCGCGACGCGACGGTTCATGGCGCAGCAGCCGCGGCCGAAGCAACTGATGATCGGGCGGTGGGTGAAGACCGATCGTGACTTGCCCGCGACCGCTGCCGCGCTCATTGGCTCGCCCGTGACCGCACCGCTAGCCGACTTCCGAAGCGTGAGCGCAGGCTATCTGACCATCGCATTCGGCGAGACAGTGACGCAACTCGCGCCGCTCAACCTGACTAACGTCACGACGTTCGCCGATGTTGTGAGCGCGATCAACGGCGCGGCCGGCGACGATCCGGAGTGGTCATGTTCGTTCGACGAGACCGGCAACCGGTTCGCGTTCACGGCAAACGAACCCGGCGACGGGCCAGCGTTCCGCTACGTTACCGACGATGGCCAGGCCGGCACCTACCTTGGCTCGCTGATGAAGCTCGAGAACGGTCAGGCGCGAACCGTCGCGGGTGCGGATGAGGTCCTGCTGGAGGCTGAGTCGGTCACGGAAGCTGCTGCGGCGATTCAGGACCGGCAGCCGGGCTGGTATGCGCTCGCGGTGGCCGACCAGTTGCCTGATGACGTCCTGCAGGATATTTCCGACTGGATTCAGGCGGCCAGAGGCAAGATCTTCGGAGTGACGACGACGAATCCGCAGCACATCGAGTTCGACGCCGGTAACGTCATTAGGCGGCTCTACGACAAGAGCAACTACCGGACGGTCGGCACGTACGACAAGACGGACCCGTACGCGATCCTGTCGTTTCTCGCGCGAGGCCTTTCTGTCAACTTCGCGGCGAACAATTCGACGCTGACGATGAAGTTCAAGACGTTGCCGACCGTCGAGGCTGACAATCTGACCCTGGCTGAGGTGAACAAGTGTCGCCGGCTGGGCCTGAACTTCTATACCTACTTCGACGAAGTCGCGATGGTCGCCGAGGGTACGGTGATCGGCGGCCGCTTTTTCGACGAGATCCACATACTCGACTGGTTCGTGGATGCCGTGCAGAAGGAGGTGTTCGCCACGCTGTACCGAAGTCCCACGAAGATCCCGCTCACGGATTTCGGTACGCCCCGCCTCATCGCTGCAGTGGAGCGTGTGTGTCGCGAGGGGCGCCGCAATGGCGCATTTGCACCGGGCGTGTGGAATGGCGATCCGTTCGGCACGCTCGCGGCCGGCGATTACCTGGACAACGGCTTCTACGTCTGGTGCGATACCGTCGATAACCTTTCGACAAGTGATCGGGAGAAGCGCCAGGCGCCGCCGATCCAGACCGCAGTGAAACTCGGCGGTGCCGTTCACGGCGTCGACGTGATCATCAATTTCGACCGCTGATCTTCAGCGTGTATCACGAGCCCCGCTTCGGCGGGGCATTTTTTTGGAGCCCGACAGATGGCAAGTTTTGACCCAAAACAGGTGTCCGTGCTGATCAACGGCGTGCCGCTCGATGACTGGGCGGACGGCGCTGACGTGATTCAGGCCGAGTACAACGCCGACGCAGGCGCGCTCACGGTGGGCGCCAACGGCACCTCCATTTTCGTGGCGTCTGCCGACGATTCGGGGCAGGTGACGCTGAAGATCAAGCAGCACAGCCCGAACAGCAAATACCTCAACGCGTTGCGCGTGCAGCAGCAGTCGAATCTGAAGACGTTCACGCCGCTCGAGTTGAACATCCGCGACCTGCTGAACGACGACGTGGTGACGGCCAGCAAGGGCTACTTCACCACGCGGCCGAAGTACACGCGTGGCGCCGGCCATAACCCCACCGAGTGGGTAATGGTGTTCGAGACGCTCAACATGAATCTTGAAAAGGGAATCGGAAACTGATGGAAAAGGAATACAGGATCGACATGGACGGCGTGCTGTATGTCATGACGCCGGCTGATGCGGAAAGCGCATGGGCTGCGCTCAAAAGCGCCGGTGCGCTGCTGCAGGGCATGCAGGCCGGCGGATTCGGCAACGTGGATGACGTGGACACGACGGCGATCGCGACTGCGTGCATCTCGACCATTCTGTCTAACCTCGGGCGTCCGGAAGTCGCGCGGCTTGAGGCGATCGTGTGGAGTGCGACCGCGGCGTCTGTGAACGGCGCCAAGCCGTACCGCGTGCGCGACAAGTTCAAGGAACACTTCAACGAATACCGCCGACATCTCCTGCCGGTGCTGATGGCTGGCATCAAGTACCAGTACGCGGATTTTTTCGGCGCAAGCGCCTTTTCGAGTCTCTTCCGGAATCTGATGGCGCGGTTCCAGGCAGGGAAGACGACGGAATTGACTGGTTCATCTGGGGACCCGTCGCTCGGGGATTCAGCGGTGTGACGCTGCACCAGCTGCGTACGGTCTATTCGCTCGCTGACCTCTGCGACATGCACGAGGCGATGAGGGCGTGGGACGAAGAGCAGGAAGCCGCACACCGCGCGCAGGAAGCAGAGGCGAACAGGGGTAGAAATCGATGACGCTCGATGAATTCATCGTCAAGCTTGGTGTGTCGGCCGACGTCAATCAGGCGAAGGCCTTTCGCGAGCAGCTTACGGGCATCACCAAAGCCGCGTCGGTGGCGACGGCTGCCATCGCCGGCCTCGCCGCGGGCGTAACCGCGTGGCTTGCCAAATCGCTCGACGGACTTGACGCGCTCAATCAGGTCTCCCGAGAGACCGGTGAGAGCGTTGAATTCATCCAGCGCCTCGGATATGCGGCCGACATGAGCGGTGCATCGGTAGAGGCCGCGACTGGATCGATCCGCGGCATGACGAAGGCGATCGGCGAGGCGGCCGCGGGTGTTGGCCGTGGTGCGCCGGCGTTCGAGAAGTACGGTCTGCACGCGAAGAACGCAGACGACAGCGTTAAGCAGTTCTCCGAGGTCCTCGGTGACGTGCAGGACAAGATGGCCCGCATGTCGAAAGCCGAGCAGGGCGCGTTCCTGTCGAAAATCGGCATCGATCCGTCCATGGTGCAGGTGTTGCGCATGTCGCGCGAGGAACTGCAGGGCCTCTTTGCCGAGGCAGATGCGTGGGGCGTGTCGAGCGCTGAACAGGCCGACGCGGCGAGCGAGTGGAAGGACCAGATAACGGACCTAGCATTCGGCTTCGATGCGCTGCGCACCCAGATTGCCATCGGGTTGCTGCCGAGGCTGAAGGAGTTCATCGGCAATCTGAAGGAATTCCTGCGCACGAACCGTCAGGTTGTCCAGAACGGTATTAACCGCTTCATCGGGCTCGTGTATTCGGCAGGGCAGGTGCTCGTGAACCTGTTCCGGTTCATCGCCAAGGTGACGGATGGAATCGGCGGCATGCGGGTCGCACTCCTGCTGGTCGGCGCGGCGCTAGCATGGTTCAAGCGCGCGTCGCTGCTCGCCTTTGCGACGAACCCGGTGTTCTGGCTTGTCGCGGCGATCGGCGTCCTGCTGTTGCTGATCGACGACTTCATGACCTACCTCGATGGAGGTGAGGCGGAATTCGGCGAGTTCTGGGAGACGCTGCGCGAACCGATCGCAGCGGTGCGCGCCGAGATCGGCGCGTTCATCCGCGATCTCAAGCGGTGGTGGGCCGAGCACGGCGAGACCGTGATGGCCATTGCGGGCGAACTGTGGGACTACCTGCGGCTCGGGTTTGCGCAAACTGTCGCGGTGATCGGCGCCGTGCTGGGGCAGCTTTGGGATTTGTTCAGTACGGCATTCGGGCTGATGGCCGATCTGATCGACTGGTTCGTCGCGTTCATCACTGGCGACTTCGAAGCCGCTGGCGCGATTGTCGGCCGGATGCTGAATCGTGTCGCCGATCTGTTCATCAAGACGTTCACGCGGATCGGGGATTTCGTGAGGGGCACGATCGAGCGCATCAAGTCCTATTTCCCGGGCGTGGGTGCCCTCATCGAAAAGACTCTCGGTGCGGTGGCGCGGTTCTTTGGCGGCGGCACAGTCGATGTGAATGCCACCGGCGCTGACGCCGGGGCGATCGCGACCGCCGCGCGAGGCGCTGCAGCGATCCCGCGGCAGGTCCAGAGCGCAGCAGCAGGTGCGGCGCCGGCAGCGCGAGCGCAGCCCGGCACGACGACTAACCGAACTGTGAACGCGAATGTCACAAACAACACGACGATGCATGTACAGGCTGATGACCCTGAAGCAGCAGCGCGTGCGGTGCAGGACAGGCTCGATCAGCAGAACCGCGCGGCGGTGCAGAACGCAGCTAGTGCTGTCGTCGGGTAACGGGAGGGGGCAATGGCAACAGGTACGCAGGTGCTGCGCACCGCGATCGGGACGATCACGCTCGACGTTGTGAAGGATGAGTCGCACACGAGCGATCTGGAAATCACCGAGAACCCTGTCGAATCGGGCGCGGAGGTGGCAGACCATGCGGTCCTGAAGCCGCCTGACGTGGTCATTTCCGGGACCATTGTGTCGTACGAGCCGCCGGCCGATGCGTCGCTGCTGGCGCGCGCCGTGAACATTCGCAGCGTGAGCGATTTCCTCGACGTAGTTGGCACGCCGGGCACGTTCGAGTCATTCACTGAAGACACCCTGGCGCGCGCGAACCGCGAGCTCACCTCGTTCGTGGGCTCATCTGCGAATGCTTTTGCTGGGCTCGTCGCACCGCGTGCGCTCGCGCCTTGGCTACCCGACTTTTCGTCGTGGTTCGCAGGAGACGACAGCGCCGCCGAGAACCGCATCGCGCAGATCCACGAGTCGCTGCTCGCGCTGCAGAAAAGCGGTTCTCCGGTAGAGGTACAGACCATGTCGCGGCTGTACGAGGACATGCTGCTGAAGACCGTAGCGATGCAGCAGTCAAACATCCACGGTGCCATTCTGACGGTGACTTGCCGGCGCATTTTCATCGTCGAGACCAAGAGAGGCTCCGGGCTGTCGGTGGCGAGCAGCGCGAAGTCCGGTCGGGCCGCAAAGCAGTCCGCCGGCGCGACACAGAAAGGCAATGTGCAGGGCGCTGACGCACCCGGCAAGAAGTCAGCGGTGCGGCAGCTTGTTAACTACGTGAAAGGCACATAGTGATCCGACTTCCAATTGATTCAACGCCGCTGCAGAAGATGAGCGTTGACCCGGGCGACGGCTCGCCGTTGAACCTGACGATCCGCTACAACTCGGTCGGCGATCACTGGGAACTCGACGTGCAGGACCGCACCACCGATGCGGTGATCGTCCAGGCGGTGCCGCTGGTGCTCGGGCCGCCGATTCTTTGGCGGGACACGGTGGATTACTTTCTGTGGCTCGAGGATCTGAGCGGCGTCGGCCTTGATCCGATAGGCGGTGACGATCTGGGCGAGAGGTTCGCGCTCTACGTCGGCCTGAAGAGCGAGGTGGCGGAATGACGATGCAATTCGGTCGTCGCTGGCGACTTGAGATCGGCAACCGCTCGGAATCGATTGCCATCGAGGCGCTCCGGATCAAGTTCGAGATCGACAAAAGCCTCGACGAGAAGCCGAACCCGGCGAAGTTGTCTGTCTACAACCTCAACCGCGGCCACATGAACCTGATCGTGTCGAAGGGGTTCAATCTCGCGCGCCTATCTGTGGGCTATGACGAGCTGCGGCTGCTGTACCAGGGCGATATCGTGAAACCGTCGACGAAGCGCGACAAGATGGACTGGATCACTTCGTTCGAATGTGGCGACGGCAGCTTCGATTACGCCAGCGCTCGCGTGTGGACCACGCTGCAGGCGGGGGCCACCGATGCGCATGTGCTCACCGAGGCGACAAAGGCCATGACGCGCACGCAGGCGGGCGTCGCCGAAGTGAACAACGTGCGCACCATGCCGCGCGGGAAGGTGCTGATGGGCAACGCGCGCGACGTGGTGCGCACCGTTGCGCGCAATAGCGGTGCGGACTGGTCGATTCAGGATGGCGAGCTGATGGTGCTGCCCGCAGACAAGGTGCTGCCGGGCGAGGGATTCGTGCTGTCGCAGGACACCGGAATGATCGACAGCCCGAAGGTGACGGACAACGGGCTGGAAGTGAAATGCCTGCTGAATCCCGAGATTCGCGTCGGCGGCCTGGTGCGCGTCGAGTCAATGATCAACACGTACAACGGGGATTACAAGGTCGTGCGGGTGAAGTACGTCGGGGACACGCACACATCGGACTGGTACTGCGGCCTCGTTGTGCGCGGCGGGAAGTTTCGGAAGGTCGAGAAGTCGAAGGCAGGAGAGGCAGGGAATGGGGACATTTGACGAAGACATGCCGTCCGCGGAGCTCGCGCGCTCGAACGAGATGCGCGCGGAACTGCTGAAGGTGCGCACGGCGTTCCCCGGTATCGTCGAATCGTTCGATCCGGATGCACGCACTGTAACGGTACGCCCTGCAATCGATGCGGTGCTCGCCGATGGCAGCGCGGCCGAACTGCCCCTGCTTGTGGATGTGCCAGTTTCCTTCCCGATGGGCGGTCCCTTCGTGATCGAGTGGCCGCTCAAGCGCGGCGACGAGGGGCAGGTGATCATCAACGATCGCTGCATCGATGGCTGGTTCGTGTCCGGCCGCAACGGGCCGCCGATGGACTTGCGCCTCCACGATCTTTCCGACGCCACCTTCTTTCCCGGGATCTGCTCGCTGCCGAATGTTCCGGGCGGCTTCGATATGGAAGCGCTGGTGATCCGGCAGATCGATGGACTGGCCAAGTTCCGGATGGATAGCGGCGGCAACATCGAGGTCGATGGCGCTCTGCTCACCGTGAAATGCCCGGCCATCTTTGAAAAGCTGCTGACCTACCAGGCTGGCATGGCCGGGCAGGGTGGAGGTGCCGGCACGACGATCAGGGGCGACATGGACCACAGCGGCGGCACAATCCGTTCGAACGGCGTTTCCGTTGATGGCCACACTCACATCGACTCGATGGGCGGTGAAACACAGGAGCCCAGGGGATGAGGGTAAGACGAATCGACGAGAGCGGCGACTGGACCTTCGGGCACGGCCGCGCGGATTATGCCGATCTGTCGGAATCGGTGGCACAGCGCGTCGTAACGCGGCTGCGCTCGTTCCGAGGCGATTGGTTTCTGGACCTTGGCCACGGCATCCCGTGGATCGAGCGGATGGAGCGCGCGGGCGAGCGCGAACGCCTCGAAACCGATATCAAGCGTCAGATTCTCGGCACGGCTGGCGTAGCCGCGATTCTGTCGTTCGACGTCGCGACTGATGGCACAACGCGCCACATGACGGTTTCCACCACGTTGCGCGATATCTACGGCAACGAATCTGACGTTAGCACGCGGGTTGGCGTCTAGGCACCGCCCGCATGCCGGGCATTTCACGAGCGGGACAATCAATGGGGCAACTCACACCGCAGGGCTACGTCGCCGAGCGGCTCGACGCCATTCTCGCGCGTCTGGAGGCGGGACTTCGACGTATCTATGGAGAAGATATCGACCTGAGTCCGGACAGCCCGGACGGCCAGGCGATCGGGCTGTTTGCACAGGGACTGGCCGACATCAACGAGCTTGGCGCAGTGATTTACCGCGCAATGGATCCGGACTACGCCGGTGGTAAATGGCTAGAACAGCGGGTCGCGTATGCAGGCCTCAGACGGCGCGGCTCACGCTACAGCCGGATGCCGAGTGTGATTCTGCTCGGCACGCCACACCGGACGATTCCGGCCGGCGTGGTGGTTTCTGATCCGCGGCGCGTGCGATGGCTGTTGCTGACGGATGTAACGTTGAACGATGCGGGCGCGGGGCGCGGTGATTTCCGCAGCGAGGAGCGAGGCAACTTCAAGAACGCGATCGACACGCAACTGCGCATCGAGACGATTGTGAACGGCTGGGAAACAGCCACCACCTTTGCGGAGACAGAGGTCGGCGAGCCCGAGGAACTCGATCCGGAGCTGCGCACAAGGTTCGCACGCTCGCGCGCGAGGGCTGCACAGAACTCTGCCGATGGTATCGAAGCGAAAATCGGAGAACTGCCAGACGTGCGCGATGTGCTATGCCTGGAGAACTTCACCAGCGTCACCGATGAAAACGGCCTTCCGCCACACAGTATTAATGTGATCGTGGATGGGGGCGACGCTGACGCGATTGCCCAGATCATCTTCGACAACAAGACCGCGGGCACCGACATGCTCGGCGACGTCGAGCGGATGGCATTCGACGGGAAAGGACGTCCCCGGCGAGTCTGGTTTGATCGCACGAAGATCATCGATTGCGCAGCTTACATAGAGGTCAAGCGCAATCGTGGCGTGGAAGGAGTCGACGAAGAGGGCATAAAGAAGGCTATTGCGGCGTACTCAATCGCGATGGGCGACGACGTGAAACTATCCCGGCTCTTCACCCCGATCAACACCGTCGCCGGGTTCTCCGTGGATGTGCTGAAAATTGGCTTCGTCGGCGATCAGTTGGTGTCGCACAACCTCCCGATCGGGGTGCGTGAGCGCGCGCGTTTCCTTGCCGAGGACATCGAGGTGATCGTCCTATGAGCTACGAGCGTTTGCTAATCTGGCAGTACAAAGGCAAGCCGCGCGCTGTCGCCACTGCGAAACTCATTAGCGATGAGATCGGACGTGCATGGGGCGGCATCGCCCAGTTACCCGAAGCACTTGACATAGACAATGCCGAGGGCGCCAACCTCGATCTTGTGGGCAAGCATGTCGGCCAGTCACGCGTTATTCCAGATATGGTCGCACGCGAATTTTTCGCGTTTCTCGAATCGCTGGACGGTGGCGGCTTCCAACGCGACGGTATGGGTGGGGCCACCTTCTACCGGTACGGGAGATCACTTGCGGAATCGGTCGTCCTTGACGACGACAATTACCGCTTCCTGATCCGTTGCCGCATCACGAAGAACTACATGATCGGGACCATCCCCGATCTCCTGGATGCGCTGGATTTCATTTTCAACGGCGCGGCCGAGGTCTTCGACGGCTACGACATGTCGATTTCTGTCGTTGTCGAAACAACCAACGTTTCCAGCTTCGAACTGTTCGCCGTTCAACACCTCGATATCTTGCCCAGGCCCGTAGGGGTGGGCGTGGCGTTCTATGTGGTCACTGGTCCGAGACCCTTCGGATTCAATGGCAGTGTCGGAGGATTCGGTTTCAATGAAGGTACATTTGCGAGGCTTTTATGATCATTTTTGACCGCCCGGATGAATTTGTATTTGCCGAGGGCGCAAAACCGGGCGAAGTGGCCGACTTCCCGAACATGTTGCGGGGGTGGGGCGAGGCGTTCGATCGCACAGGCGGCAAGCCGCCGATGGAGTGGTTTAACGCGTTGGGCCTTCGCACAGATCGCGCGGTGCGCTACTTCATGCAGCGCGGCGTGTCTGAGTGGTCGCAAACCGACGACTATCCAGAAGGCGCGATCGTGCAGCACGACGGCCTGCTGTATCAGGCGATTCAACACACAAGCGGTGATCGGCCGGACAATATGCCGGCATCGTGGGGGCCACTCTACAACTATGGAGTGACTTCGATCACCGGCCTCACGAACGCTAACGTCACGCTCACGCCAAGGCAGGCCGCGAAAAGCCGCATCGTGTTGTCGGGAGCGCTGACGGGCAATGTGCAGATCATTTTTCCGACGTGGCTGAAAGACTGGAAGGTCAGGAACAACACGACCGGGAATTTCACGGTCACGTGCAAGACCGCGTCAGGCCTGGGCGCCGTGTGTCCGTCACGCGCGACCACGCTCATCTACGGCGATGGCGTGAACATCAACTCCGACAACCTGCTTGCCAACCCCCTCAACAACACCGGTGCTTCGTCCGATATCGTGCTTGCTATCGGTCAGGCCGCATACATCGACATTTCTGCCGCCACGGCTGTTCCGCTGCATATCGGGTGCGGCGATAACCAGTCGTATGAGATAGAGATGCAACTATCAGGAAATACTGGTGCGCAGCTGGGAACGTATCTACTCCCGAACAATACGTCCTATACGAACTATTTCGTGTGGGAGCAACTATACAACACGTCAAACACGCCCCTTGCCAACAGCAACTACTCGAGCGGCTTCGGCATTGGGGGAGCTGATATTCGTTATCGAAAAGTGTTTCTTTCAACAAAGACCATTAGCAAAACCGCGACTTCGCATGGTGCGTCATATATCTCTGCTTCGCTCGGAACCTCCTCAGACGTGATGGCCTCTTTCTGGCAGGCGCAACCAAGCACCAATACAGTTGGCGATACCACGACTCCGTGGACTTCGTTGGGGACGGTAACTTTTCCCGTTGCCGCGACCGGCCGAATTCTCATTCGGCGCAATTCGTGAGGGAATCCACGCATGAACTTTTATCAACTACCGAACGGCGAAGTCGCAGGGTTTGACGATCCGGATCTCGTTCCCGAAGGGGCGACGGAAATTGCGGCTGATCAGTTCTCCCAGATCGCGACGACGCCGGTATTAACGCTTGCTCAGATCAAGGCAGCACGGATTGCTGCTCTGACCACGGACTACACCGTCGCGATCCAACAGGCGGTCAGCTACACGAGCAAGGCCGGGGTGACGCAGACGTTTCAAGGTGACACCGACAGTCAGACAAGGCTGATGCAGGCCTCGCAGGGCTTCGGCATGGCTGGCGCAACGCCGCCCGGGTTCTATTGGGTGGCCGCCGATAACACGCAGGAGCCATTCACCCTCGAGGATCTTCAGGGCCTTTACAGCGTGCTGCTCACGCGGGGATGGGCAGCGTTTCAGAAGTTGGAGACACTCAAGAAGGCCGTCGCAGAAGCAACAACCATTGATGCTGCGCAGGCAATCGTCTGGTCCTGATCCGCGCAAGCGTTTCTCTGAAGTTACGTTGAGGACTTATGTATGGATAGCATGAAGAAGGCGGTAGACCGGTACCCGCACAGCGGGACGGGTCTCGATAGCCTGCTTGATCTGTGGAAAGTGACGCCCGATGACGATAACGACATGCCGTTCGTTTCACGGGCACTATGCGTGACGACGGCAGGCGAGTTCCATCTGAAGACGTTTCGCGGCACAGATATCACCGTGACGCTGGCTGAAGGTTGGCATCCGATCCGCGTGTCGCGCGTATATGCGAGTGGCACGACCGGGACCTGCATTGCCGGAGACTGACCCATGATCGGAGCAAACCTGATGCTTCCGGCGCAGTGCTTTGCGTCCTTTGCGCGCGCTGCCGTGCCAGCACCGCCGGAGCCACCTGACCCGAATGCGCCAACGCTTGACCTTAATTTTCTTGTGAACCCAGTCATCCCGGCCGACTGGACGTTTACGCGCGCCTCGACAGCAAAGTATTTTGGCGCGAATGGCTGGCAAAAGTCGGTGGCCAGCAACATTGCCCGCTTCGATCACGATTCGCATACGTGCGAGCTGAGGGGGCTCCTCCTCGAGGAATCGCACACCAATCTGCTGCGCAATTCAGATGCCGCGGAGCTGTGGACGCCGCTGAACGTCGAGGTGATGACCGATGGAACGGTCGGCCCGGACGGGGTGAGTCTTGCGCGGCGTATTGTTGAGGCGGCAGGTGGGGATGACGTTGCCCACTGTGTGTATCAAGACGTGGCCGTCTCGACATCAGCCTACCGCACCTTTACCTGGTCGAGTCGTCTTTATCGTCGGGAACGCACCGAGGCGTATGTCGAAATGCGCAGCGGGGATAGCTACTGTGGTGCCTCATTCGATCTGGTTAGTGGGGCCGTACTTACGCAAGGTGCGGGCGGTCCAGACTGGACCTTCGTCAGGGCGCGGTCCATACCGCTGCGTGACGGTTGGGTTGAGCTGCGCGTAACCGGGACAGTCACGACCGCCACCACGATCAGAGGGGCAGTCTATCTGCAGAACGGCGACTCGATCACGTATCCGGGTGATGGGGTATCCGGGTTGTATCACGGCGGCTCGCGGCTTGAGCAGGCCGGATTTGCGACGAGCCATATTCCGACGACTTCGACGGCTGCGACGCGCGCCCTCGACCGGCTGACCACAAGCAACCTGGACTTTCTCGAATCTGGTGACGGCACGCTGCTCATCGATGCCGTTTTCGTTGGCGTCGCGACCGCGAGCAGTGCGTGCCTGATCTCGCTGGACGATGGCACCAACATCGGAGTCAGCATCTACAAGGCAGTCGGAACGGGGGCGATGTGGTCGTACGTCGGCAACAATGCAACGTCGCTCGGCGTAACGGCGGGAGAGGGCGACAGGGTTCGGATCGCGATCGCATGGTCCGGAGACTGGAGTGTTGCGTCGACCTCGATCAACGGCGAGGCATCGATTGCCATGCGCCCGGTTCCAGTCACGATCACACAGATGTCTATCGGTTCAAGGCGCGGCACGTCTATCTCGAGTATCTGGGCACGCGAGGCTAAGTACTGGCCGCGCCGGTTCGACGATGCAGCACTGTCCGACCTGACGAGGCTTACATGACTTTCCACGATTATTATCTGCGTGCGCCGACTGCCGACGGATTGCACAAGGCCTTACTTGCGGCGAGACTGATCGAGTCTCTGGACGGAGGCGAGTATGCACCCAGCGACGGGATGCAACTGGACGTCATCGGCGAGCTCGCCATTTTCACCGGAACAGGTGAAGCGGCAACCCTGCCTGGTTGGCACGCGAACCTCCGCATGAGCCGGCCACTGTCCGACGATGAGCGCAGCCGGCTCGCCGGGTTTGTGATCGATCCACCGAAAGCGCCATTGCGCGTGTGGGCTTAGAGCCCGTTTTCTTTCAGACCGCCTTCGGGCGGCTTTTTCGTTTACGGCCGCCGCGTGCGGCCGTTTCCTTTTGGGATATCTGCATGACACGACTTACCGACCATTTCACACTCGAGGAACTGACGCAGAGCGAGACCGCAACGCGGCGCCGAATCGACAACACGCCATCGCCAGCGATCGTCGAAAACCTGACGCGTACCGCGCAGACGCTTGAGCAGGTGCGAGCGCTGCTCTGCTCGCGACCAGTGCTGGTGTCGTCGGGCTACCGATCGCCCGCGCTCAACACGGCGGTCGGCGGCGCGGCGAACAGCGCGCACATGACAGGGCTGGCCGCCGATTTCATTTGTCCGGGCTTCGGCAGTCCGCTCGAAATCTGCCGGAAGATCGCTGCGTCAAATATCCCGTTCGACCAGTTAATACAGGAGGGCACGTGGGTTCACATCGGGCTCGCGCCGGGCGGGCAGAAGGCGCGGCAGCAAGTGCTGACTGCCAACTTCGGCGTCGGCGGAACGACCTACACCAACGGTATTGCATAACTGGAGGATCAATGCAACTGAACGAGCATGAAAAGGAACTGGTGATTCTCTTTGGCCTCGGCGCCGTGATTGGCTTGGGCAAGCTCATGGTGGGCGGCGAGCCCATGTCCTTGCGCCTGGTAGTGGGCCGGATGATTGTCGGCGCCGGCCTGTCGGCTAGTGCGGGCGCGGTGCTAATGGTGTTTCAGGACATGCCGCCGACGGCACTGGTGGGGATTGCCTCTGCGTTCGGCATCTTGGGGCAGTCGGCGCTCGAAGCGATGGCGCAGAAGTTTCTTGGAAAGTTTCACGGCAAGGACGGCGATGCTGAATAAGACCGCTATCGCGTTGATCGCGGCTGCGCTCGTCTCGGGTGGCGTGACGCATCTGTATCACCGCGCGCAACTTGCGGACGCCCGGGCGGACCTTGCGAGCGCCCACCGGCAGCACACAGCCGATCTGAAAGCCATATCCGATGCCGTCGCCTCGGCGGCCGTCGCGGCGCAGGCAGAAACCGCGCGCGCAGCGTCCGCTGTCGCCGTGGTCGAACAACAATATCGAACGGAACAAATCAATGCTCAAGAGACGATCGATGCTCTACGGGCCGATGTGCGTGCTGGCGATGTCCGGCTGCGCATCGCAACCGCCAGTTGCACAGCTTCAGCCGGTAGCGGCGGCGCGCCCGGTGCTGGCACCACCGCCGGCGGAACTGATGGAGCCGGAACAGCCGAACTTGACGGATCGGCTGCTGACGCTCTTCTCGGTATCACCAGCGACGGTGACCGCGCTATTCTAAAACTGACTGCGTTGCAGGAGTACGCGCGCGAAGCACAGCGCGTTTGCGGGTCGCACGCCGGAGATTAG